CCCTTTTCAGTTATGTCGTGAACTTTCCGTTTTCCCGATCAAATACGTCGGGAATTTCGTACTCGTCCTCTTCTGTGAATTGCATAACAACTGCACCTGCACGCTGACGAACTCCGGTGCCGAAACCCCTTGTGTAATAAGACTCTATCAAGGGATACCGCTGATCGCGGCCTGGAATAATTTTCAGTCCACGATATGCAGAATTCGCGTGCTCGCGCAACCCGACGAGATTTGACAGATTCCCGCCGCCGCCTGTGCCAAACATTAGCATGTATTTGTCTGGCAAGAATGGCTCCTCAATAAGCAGAATATCTGCATAGGAACCATAAACACGCATTCCGTTCCAAGTGTCCGGTGGAAGAGAACCGATCAAACCCATTGGGGTTTCAAGCAATTGGGCCGGTTGATTGCGTGATGGGATAAAGTCATAATTGGCTGTCACACCATTGTTATTTTCTTTATCCATGCGGAACTTGCGAATTTCCTTTAGCTGGTTGCGATGCAAAAGGGCAACAATTTGTGTGCCATTGTCGATTGAATATCCATGTTCGGCAATGTTTTCGTATGCATCTTCCAGATCACCCGAGTCAATCAAATCATTACCGGATGCCATGTAATGATTATGTGGCGCAGGAAAAGTGGTGCCCAAATACGGTGGGGGAGTTACGTCGTCACCGTTATAGAGCGGATAAACCTTGTAAGGGTTTCCGCGAATGGACGTTTGACGCTCGCGATTATCGAAAATCGCACACATTACCTGCTTGTATATCAACCTTTCGTCCGCTTGCAAAAGTGCGTTATTTACCGCCTTTACCTGGCGAGCGTCCATGTCCCGCAACGCTTTCCAAGTAAATCGTGTGGCGCGGTCATAATCTTTGAAATCGTAGCCGAGGTTGAAGTACCCAATCTTCAACCGCTCGCCTTCCGGCTCACCGAATTCCGACGCGAGTTCGAAAGTCGCTTCGCCGACTTGTGCAACTGATTCAATTTCCCTTGTAACTGGGAAAGTTAAAAGGTTTACGAGCCGATTTCGGCCAGCGTTCCAGGTTGCCAAAACCGCGAGTGTTTCGTCCCAAAGTGCGTTTATATCAACACCATCAGCGGTGACATAAAGAATATCACCCTCAGTGTGGTAACCCTGATATGGGAAATCAGGAACAGGGTAAACTGTTCCTTGTGCTGCTGCTACTGGTGATGATGCACCAAAAGGCAAGCGGGACAAGGGGTTTGGTGTAGGATCGAGTATAGTCGTCATTTTACGGCTCATCTCCTTCACCGCCGCCTTCGGCACGCTTAAATCGGACAACCAAGCGGTGCGATTGAACTGTATGTCCTAAATAATGGTCGCCAGATTCACCTACCGAACCATCTTCTGACACAAAGTAATTCGTGCCTGGTTTTGCTAAATCCTTTCCAGGCACACCACCGTCGCCTTCGAATTCAACAATTTCGCCGTCGGTCATAACATCTATGACTTCGCCAGCCTTACGAGCCATTGTTAATACAAGAACGCCCTTAATCCCTGTATTCCCGCTGCCTTTCACGACACGACCCTGATCGTCATGTCCAACGCCGACTAGCTTTTCTACATCTTCAGGCGGCCAATCAGCAGCGAGTGGAGCGCGATAACCTCCATTCTTTGGCTCGTATTTGTCATATCGTGACATCTGAATTCCTTCCCAATCAGGTTGCCGCACTTACATTCTCGTCAATAATGCGGGATAATCTTTTGCCAGTTCCGCTTTGTTTGATTTGGAACTGGAACCGCCCTGACCGGGCTGAAATCCAGTGGCACTGCCGCCGCCTGAATTCATTAAAAGATAACTGTGTTCTTTGGCAACTCGCGCAAGCTCTTTCGTTAGGCCCTCAACTTTGCCCTCGTCATTTACCTTGACGATCTTTGAATCTAGTTGTTGGGCAACAACTTCCGGGTTATGCCACTGCCATTTTGTTTCGGCAAGAATTCCACTGATAATGGCAAGCCGCGCATTTGTGGCGCGAAGAATGTCTATGACTTCTTGATGCTTTTTCAGGTCGCGTTCTAAATTTTCCTCGCGAGTACGTTTTGCGCGCTCTGCCTCTTCAGCGGCTTGTTTGAGTGAATCTCGTTCTGCCTCAATGGATTTCCGCGTTTCAGCATTCTCAGCTATAAGTTTGCGAAGTTGTGTTGGCGTAAGCTTTTTCAGCTCGCCGTCCTCTTCTTCTTCCTCTTCGTCTTCATCCTCTTCTGGCTTTGTTGGTGCTGTTTTTGTTCGTGCAGCACCTATCGGCGGATCGTTTTGTGCCCCTTCAGGTTTGGCGTCCTTTTCTTCATCTTCATTATCTTGAGCGCCAAAAGGCCAGCGAAACCCTTTGTGTAACAAAGGATTTGGTCGGCCAAAGTTATATAAAGTTTCCACTTTCATTCCTGAAACTCCACTTTTCAATTTGTATGGCTCGACCCTTATATGACATCTTATATTGAGATGCCCTGTGGCGCAAGGCTTTTCAGGCCGGGTGTTCCCGCAGGTAGTTGGCTATTTCCTCTGACCGTTGACGCGCATGTGTGCCGTCAAGCTGAAGCTCTAACTCCCGCCGTGCCTTTCGGACCAATTCTATATCATATTCTGGATAGATTTTAGCGATTTCTCTTAGAGCGTTTTGTGTGTCCTGATCTAGCAGAGTTTCGCTTGAAATTTCTCCCTTTTCCACAGCGAATTTCAATCGCCATTCAAAATCATCTCGTACTGCCTGCTCAAAATTTGTGTATTTACGTAAAATATCCATTAGTATCCCAATGCCTCAGTACCGAATCGACTTGTGTATTGATCTATCATCTTCTCGTAAATCATCTTTGAAAGTCGTTGTGCCTTATCGCCATTCGTCCACACATCTGCAAAAGCCTCAGCTACAAATTCTTGACCATTGAAGTAAACGTCATTTCCTCGCCAATTATAGAGAGTTTTGGGTGATCCATCTGAATTTAGTGGGAACGAGTAAGTGGAGGGGGCATTTTGGTACGCCCATTTGTTCCAAGACAATTTAGTATTTCCCGCTGCCTTTTCTTGCTGATACAAGTCCATTGCCCAATGTTGCGCCATATTAGAGCTAACATCTCCCATCATTCCATCCATAACGTGTCCCAATTCGTGAACACTTGTGTAATGCCACCCTCTGTGATTACTCCCTATTGCTTTATAGCCTTTTCGGATTTGATTGTCTGATGTCGCTGGTTTAGAATCATCTATACGTCCAACAATTACTTGACGTTCCATTTCGTCACGACGGCCCTTGATATACTTAGGCTTTCGCGTGTGACTTGTATTCAATCGGAACATTGAATCCATACCGCCAGGGCCGAAAGAGTGTCCTGGATTTCTGGACAATTTATAATGTTCGGGTCGTTCTGTTGGTGACAACCATGATGTCATACCAAGTGGATCACCAAATCCCAAAAGGCTTTCCGCATTTAGACATACAAGTCGCTCTCTTAAAGCAGGAAATTTCGTTAATACTTCGTCAATTCCCTGGACAGCATCAATGGCATCCTGTAAGCGCGGAAAGTTCTGTGTTGTCCAACCTTTCGCAATGGGTAAAGGCAACCCCATACCATCCCATTTTGCGCGTAACGCTGCAATAGCCTCTTCTGGTGTGGTGGCCATAGAAGCAACAGTTGATTTTCTGTGTGAAAAGTCAACTGGCGCTTTGGGTTTCGGAGCCAATGACGTTCTTCGTCCGGATGTCGTTTTTTGTGGTGGAACACCAACTGTTTTTCGTGGACCTCGCTTAACTCCCTTGTCGGAGCGTGTCTTTCGGCGTTTTTTTCTCACTGGTGCTTTTTTCGCTGTGGTGGTGGGGGTTTTGCGTGGCCCGTAAGCTCCGCGCTTTTTTCCCTTGTCAGAACGGGTCTTTCGACGCTTTTTTCTAGGTTTTGGTGCAGTTTCCGCTGCGTGTGCTCGCCCCCCACCATACATCATTTCGTCTATGTAATCGTCATACGTTCCCATGCGTAAGTTGTTGAAAAACACGTCCTCACTTGGCAATTCAGGCACTACATAGCATCTGCATTGTGGGTGTGGCAGAACGGGAACCTCGTCTTTTCTATATAAATTTCCCGCCATTAGTGTGCATTCGTCTGGAATCCTATGTACCGCACTAAGATTCCACTTCATAAACTCTATCCACGGATCGTTCTGTGCGTCCCAAATGCTTTGTGCATGAAAGGCATTATTAATTTCCGTGCGCGCCAAACGAAAAGCAGCATAGGAGACACCACCGGGAGTGTCTGGATTAATAAGTGGCCGAACATCTTTCGCTATCTCTATCGCAGATTTTCCTGTAGCCATTCCTTCATGTATGACTCTATCGACCCAACCAGCGGCTAGAGCGGCTGTATCCCAAACTTGTTCTGACAGAGGGATTTTCGACTCTAAAACTCTAGTCTCGACTGTCTCGATATTCCGCCGGGCTGAGGCCCGTAACGATTCTATATAGAAGTTTTTGTCTGATTCGAACTCGAAAATCCTTGTGAGGAAATGACTTTGATCATGTAGGCTGGCACTCACAGCGGCCACCGCTGCGTCTTGTTTCCGAAATTCTATGATGTCCTCAACGTTATCAAACAAATCTATGATTTCGCCGCGAATTTCGTTGTGTGCTAATGCAAGCTGAGCTTGTTGCAATTTCGGATATCGCCCGCTGCGTGCGGCGGCTATGGCAAATCGGTCGTCTATTGATTTAGAGGCATCCTTTAATGCAGTTCGTAATTCTGCTTCTAAATCCTTATCTACCTCTAGAAGTCGGCCCAACCAATTAGCGCGCTCTCTTCGTCCTGGTGTGTTGGACCAAAAAGGTTGCGCAGCGGGGGCTGACATGATTTAACTCTTGTGTGTCCAGTTAGCATCGGTTACTGTGAAAGCATTCCAGAATGAATTGTCTTGTGGCGCATAGTCTTTCGGCTCCCACTGTGTGACAGCGGAAGGGGTAGCTATGAAATACAGCCAATGTGATTGTACTGCACCGCATTTCATGGCTTCTATGTCTGTGTGACTAGGAACAGTGGACCCATTCGGGTGTGTGTGCCATACGGCAGAAATTCTCGAGATTTGTTCTAGCGTAACCCTTTTCGCGACATCTTGACCATCCATCTCAAAATAAGCCATAGGATTTTGAGCCACATTAGCAACCTCTATAATCTGGCCGTCATTCAAAATGAAACCGCACGCCTCATAGGGTGCGGCTTGTAATGCTCTGTGCTGCAACCACTTTAAGATGTGTTCGCGCTGCATGACCTAACTCTTTGTCCGTTCACCGTCGAATTCCTAAGCGAGACAATACATCTCCAACCACACCGCGCAATTGTGTGTCCGGTAGTTGCGGAATATTCAAGCGGGACAACACTTCTCGCACCGCCACCTGTGTGACGGTGGCAATGATTTCCGGCAAGCGGCGTTCCAGCATTCCGACAACCTGTACTGTCACCTTTTCGGCCAGACTGTGAATAAACTTATCAAACATTCCTAACTCCTTGAATTGTGAAGCGTCACTTCCTTTTTCGACGGCCACCGCTCTTGCGCTTTTTTGTGGGCAAAGCGCGGTAGGCTGTGCCGCGTCGCTTTTTGGTCACGCGCGTATTGTGTGCCCAGCGACGGGCAAATGGTTGTTTATTGGCGAACGCCCATCTCCATTGACGCTTACTTTTAAACTTAGTGCATCCTTTTGGCATTTCAAGCACCATGCTTTAAATACTTGAAAATTCGAGCTAGGAATTCTGGGTCTTCAAATCTCGAAAGAACCATATTGCAACCACGACAGAGAATCCCACGAAACTCTCCTGTTTCGTGGTCGTGATCTATTGTAGTGTTTATATCGCCTTGTAATTTCTCAAGACATAACGGACATTTACCTTCCTGTGCTTGAAACATCTTGTCGTACATAGGTTTTGTGACCTTATATCTTCCCCACCTGTGTCGCCATCCTTTATCGGGAGTGCATGTGAGACAAGTCTTTTGACGAGGACTGTCTGGGAAATACTCGCCTAAACAGGCTTCACATTCCCAAATGTCTGTGAAATTCATTTCTTCTTTCCGTATTTGCCAGGTACGGCACTGGATTTGTGCCGAGTGGTTCTGTGATTTTGCCCCTGCTGTGTGAACCGGCAGAACCCCTGAGCGGGAACGGCTTTCGTTCTGGTTTGAAGGAAGCCATTGTTTTCCCAGTGACCGGATTTTTTGGGTCACGAGCACTAGGCGTATGTTTTCTGTCGCCTTTAATACCCCGGCTTTTTCTTATTGCATTGGCAGCGTTAATTCCAGCCTTCCAGTCCTTTGTTGACTTGTAAACTGCGCCAACCTTATTCGAGGTTCCCTTTGCTTTTGCACGACGACTAGCTGCTGAAGCTGCGCGAGCCGCGTCTGTCCATGCCATGTGAAATTCCTTGTCTCTCAATCACTTTTCGTTAACAATGTGGTTTTCGTCTGGATGCCTGTATGTAATTCGGGTTGGTGAGCGGTATTCGTCCTCTATCGTTTCAACGTGCCGAATTACCTTGACTGCCACCGCTGTTGCGATGATGTCGATGACAACCAGCACAATGAGTGTAATCAATGCGATCCAAAGGAACCATACTAGTGCTGTAGTCATTCTCTTCTCTTTCTGTAATATGTTGTTATCCAAAGGATTTCGCGCGGCGTTTCGGTCTGAGTGTACTTTTGACTTTCCGCCCTCCCGGTTCTTTGACAGTCTTAATTTCCTTTTCCGGTTTGTTGGCGACCATTGTGGCCTTTGTGCCGCTCTTTACTTTCTTCTGTGGTACTGGCTCAATTGGCTTGGCTCCCTTGACAATTGGGACTCGTTTCCCAGTTGGTGTCACTTTGTGAGTGACTTCTATGCCCTCGCGTAATCGTTTGGCTTGTAGGTAGGGTACAGGCGGCTTTTTTCGTTTCTTTTTACCGCCTGTGCCTTTAGCTCGACGAGCGGCAGCACTAGCCGCTCTCGCCTGATCTGACCAAGCCATTGAAATCCTTTGTGCTAGTTAGGTTTTCACCTAAGTTTTCTATTTACACTGTATCGCCTGCGAGTGCTGCGCGAACTCCGGTTCTTACTAGGTGTGGTTAGTCGTTTAACTTTGGCTTTAAAGTGCCTCCCGCCGCCTTTTCTCTTAGACTTTGCTAACCTCGCAGCGGCCAAACCACCCTTGGATTGTGTTGTACGCCTTCGACTTCGACGGTATTTTCCTGGTGTACCCGAACGAGTTTTAACTCTTGAAGATGGGGTACGACCTGGGCCTTTTCTACCGCCTGTCTTTCTACCCCTTGCTTTTCTATTAACATTTGTGGGTCGTCTTTTTCGCCCTGTAGCACTAGCTCGCCTTTTAGCAGCGGAAGCAGCTCTCGCGGCATCTGACCAAGCCATTTGAATCTCCTTGCATGTCAACACCTTTCATCAGGTTTTTGGTTGAATTATTTTCTACGACGTGCGCGACTCTGACGGCGTTTGCGACCGCGCAAATTCGGTTTCTTTTTATTCTTTCCTTGTTTGCGTTTGCTTAAACTTGTGTGTCTAGCCTTTGTGGGCCATGCCATTTTTAATCACCCGTATTTCACTGTGCGTGTAATTGCTCTACGGCGTTGTGTCGCACGCCTTTTCGCGCGTTGATGGCCCTGTTTGCTCGGTCCTCGTTTGCCCACCGAAGATTTCCTCTTGGTGGGCTTCCCGAAATTTACCTTTCCACCGCCGCGTGATTTTAAATGGCGTTCAATTCGGCGTAAATCGGATGTGCTGTGGCTTCTTGTGGAAACCTGCACACCCTTCCGTTTGGCAAGTGTCCGAACACTTTTCGCGACTTGTGCTCTGGTTCTTCGCTGACTCTTTTTTACTCCACCGCTTCTGCGAGATGTGGCGGCTCTAAAAGGCTTTTTTCTGCCAGTCGCTTTCGCGCGTCTGGCAGCGGCGCTTGCTCGCCTAGCCGCGTCTGTCCATGCCATTTGAATTCTCCTGTGCCGCTTGCTTTTTCGCTAGCCTTTTCTCTTTCCGCTGTTGGCGAGCTACTTTTGGTGGAATTTGTCCCGGCAAATATCCAACAGCGGGATCACGCACTGATTTGTATGGCATTGAAACTCCTTGTGTCACTTCTTCTTTCGGGCTTTACTCTTTCTCTTTGGCGCTGCTGAAATGGTTTTGGGATAATAACTTTTTCTACCTGTCATTCCTGTACGGTAATGCGTGCGAGCTTTGGGAGAGGTACGTCCTTTAGCGGCATTTTTTCGGCGAGTGGCCCAACCTTTACTTGCTGCGGCACTCCTCGCCTCTTTTAGACGTTTATTGCGCGCGCGAGTTTTTTTGGCTTGGTCTGCTGCTATATTCTTTTTATGTGCCTTTGTCTTAAAACTGCGGTGAACTTTGTTGCGGTACTTAATAAGTTGACCCGCTTTTCTCGCTCCATATTTTTTAGTTAATTGTGCGCGGGTCGGCATTCCCGTTCTGCGGGTACTAGTTTTCTTGCGTCGTGTTGCTGGTTTTTTTCTTCCGGTTGCTTTTGCTCGCCGCGCGGCTGCACTGGCAGCTCTAGCTGCGTCTGACCAAGCCATGTTGAAACTCCTTGTGTATCAACAACTTTCAGTCTTTTCCACGCCGCCCGCCCTGCGGCCAATCTTCCATGTCATCCTCCGCTGTGTCTTTATCTTCGGGAGAATGTGCGTCGTATGGCTGATAAGTAGGTAGGGGTGGGTGATAGGGCAACTCCTTTTCTTCGTTGTAATCGCTTGTGGCGTAAGGATTTTCGTGCTTTTGTGGCATAACAACAGGTCGCTCGCGGCGGGTGGGTGCTGGCAAATTAGCAAAGAAATCGTCTGTCTCAGGGTTGTAATGGTCTGTGTAGGAAGCGGTTTCGCCTTGGGTTTGCATTTCACCACTGGCGCTGTATTCACCTGGGTAAGGTTGAAATTCTGACGGTTCAGGAGCGCGGTGTCTGTCCAACTGAATCTCCTTGTCCCGCAAGCGAATTCGCTCTTTTGCTAACCGTTCCTCACGCATGACCAATTGTTCAATTCTTTTTTCGTGATCTGTCTCTGATAGGAATGAACCGGGAACTCGGCCTGGAATCCTAAGTGTCGTAAGCGATCCCAAGAAGGAAATCAATGCGCCGACAGCCATTGATGAAAGTACACCATACCAGGGAACATTCCCAATTAGGTTGGCCTGGTGTGCAATTAGTGGTCCCAAACCAGCAGCAGCGGTTCCATGAACCGCCTGAGTAATGGTAGCTTGCCAAAATTCAAGTGTGAATAGCTCGGGTCTTTCCTTGTCTCCCATAGCATTTCACCGGCTTTTTTATCCTTTTTTGGGTTCTAAATAGAAACGAGAGGTTGGACGGGCAAATTTGTGTGGGTCGTACCACTCTCGCGGCGGGACAATAAAATCAACGCGAGCACCTGTGAATTTTGGTTGTGTCATTTGAAATCCCTTGTGTCAGTTAGGGTTTACGCTTCTTCGTACTGTGAAGTGACTTGTGATTCGTCGTATTCTCCGCTGCTCATTCCTTCCATTCCGCTCTGTGCGGTAGCGCGGCGGGACATTTGCTCATAAAGCTCTTCGACAATTCCCTCTGTATTCTCATAGCCGATGGCCTCTAATTTGTCCCGAACCTCTTGCAGCGTAATAAGATTCATCACTGATAGCTGAATCAGCTCATTGACATATGATTCTCTATTGATAGGCATGGGATCATCAAAAATCGTGGTCCATTTTGTGCCGCCGCAATTCAGATTTTCAAACGCGGGTATCCAGCCATTCAAAAGATCGTAACCGATTTGATCCCATTTGCCGCCCAAAGCCAGTTCCCTGTCACTGTTTTCGGCGATAATTGGCCCCATCTTCAAAGCGAGTGAAATTCCTGACTGAGCGACGCTGACTTCTATTGCGCCAGTTGCCATGTCGGGCACCCCTGCGCCATCCATCATCCAACGATCAAGTGTTGAAACGTGTTCTTGGAATGGAGATAAAGTCATCACTCCGGTCACTCTTTTGAAATCATCACCGGGATCAATTTCTACGACATTTCCAGGATGCAATTTGTATTTTCCTGGCTTATTTGTGGAGGGGTCAATCGGCGGTCCCGCTGTGGAAACGTAAACGCCCAAGCCCTGCAATACAAGTGAGAGGTCTTCATATGTGATGGATTGATTCACGGCGTTTATGATGTATTCAACACCGGCGACTAATGACATGCCCCAGCTAGATCCGTCTGGTTCATGATTCGGCACCAAATAGACTGGGAAAGCAGTGATTTCAGACGGAAACGTGATAGTTCGTGACAGAATTTGTATCGGTTTGAGTTCGCCGGGTTTTAGGAATCTGTCGTCCCATGCGCCTTGCTCGAAAAGTGCTGCGTCGTAAGTGATTTGGGAATCTCTATCGCGGCGGTAGGTTTGCCGCCGTGCCACCTGTTTGCCCTTTTCCATTTCTTGTTCTCTTGGATCAGGCACCAAATCGACTATGTGCCAACCTTTTACATGCGAATTATCGTCAGGATCTTCTATCGGAAATACTGAGGACGGGTGAATTGTGTTGATAGTCAAGCGTTTTCCCTCGGGTTTCTTGGGATTGGCTGTGATATACCAGACCAAATCGCCGCGTGTAAGTAGTGATCTTTTCCCTCGGATGAAACGCCTCTGAATCTCTTCTCGCGCAAAGAGATTCTCGATAAAATTCTCCACAGCATCTAGGTTGCCGCCCTTCAAACTGTATGAAAAGTCAACTCCAAGAAAGCGAGCCGTGGCATTGACTATCTTTTTCGTTGAGGGCAAATAGATTTCAACGTCTGAATCGCCACGGCAAGTGACTCGGAAAGTCTCAGGGCGGTTATAATAGAAGTCGTCGTATAATTCGTAAGCATTTATGCGCTGTGCATCCATATCGTTAATAATATTCGGGAGTGGTGCTTGTGCCCGAAAGAAGTTCGATGAATCATATTGACGCGGGATGTACGGCATAATGGCTCAAATCCTATGTCTCTCAACGTATCTGAACGCTGTGGCCAGCCACTTATCATTTTCGAGAAATCCAAGACCCAGGTTACAGTGTGGACAAAGTAATCCTCGATTGTGGCCTTGCTTATGACAGTGATCCACACAAATTCTTGAAATGTCTTCTGGCAGAGGGTCTTCACACAGATCACATAGCCCACTTTGACGTTCAAACATCTTTTCAAATTGTGGCTTAGTTATGCCATATTTGCGAAATCTGGTCTTCCACATACGATTTGGAGCACATTTTTCACAAAGCGGATTTTTGGTCCATTCTGTATTGATACCCGCTCTTAAAAATGGAGCAGCGCATCCCGCGCAAATATGCTCTTTCATCAGTGTCTCCTATGGCGGGAATGAGAGCGAGTTCGCTTGTGGCTCTTGGCTTTTGAACGATGTGAGTGCCGCCGCTTGTTTGCCGCTGACATTTTCTTTAGTTTGGCTGTAGAAACATGCGCGTATTTGCCATGATGTTTGCGCGTTGGTCTGTGACCTGCATTTCGAGCGCGAGCCGCTGCGAGTCGTCTGAGTGCGTAAGCCCTTCCGGGAGTTGACATTTCATCTCCTTTTGTGGTTAACGGTTTGCGGGTTGGGTGTGAGGACCGCGCCGCCAGTTGGCCAGCGTGTCGCGAAATTCCATAACGGGGACTTTTTGTTTTGGCTCTTCTTTGAAAGAAGCTCGGTAAACCGTTGCGGCATTTGACTTTCCGAACTGTCCATACAAACCAGCGAAAAATCGGCCCAACGCCTCTGGTCCGTGGTCATCCTTTTTGAGAGGATTTTCCACCGCGCTGCCCTGTTCATTTTTCAATTCAGGGTAGCGATATTCCAGCATGTCGCGAATTGTGAAGCGGCACTTACGATCAAACATCAATCGCGGTCTGTGTGATTCCGGCGGTGGTTCGCCATCTGGCTGCCAGTATTCAGAAATTACAGTTCGACTGTCCCCCAACGCTTTTCGGATGTGCATAAGCCGCGAGCTTAATTCACCCCCTGTGTGAGATCGGGCATGAATTCCCAAGTGTTTCTCCATAATTCGGGACGCAGCGGGGTCGGCTGGGTCGGGAAAAAAGAACCGCATATTTTCTGGAACAAGACCGCGACTCGCGACAAGGTCGGCGAAATCTGGTGTGTCCAAATTACTTTCGTACACTTCATCAAGCACATTGATTTCACCCCACGGACCAACTTGAATCAATAGGAATACGTTGGGATTTGTGTATCCATAATCCACTGCGCCATAAGACCGCCACGCTGGGTTGAATTGCAAATCTCCAACGTGTGTCTCTTCATCGAATTCTTTGAAGACGCGCCCAACAAATTCTGTGAAATCCGCTGCGATTTCCTGTAGAAAGGCTTCTGGCGTAAGCTCATTCAAGTTCGCGAGTATTTCAGGGTCAATTGTGATATTGTGCCGCTTGACCAGGCGGAAAATTGACTCGTGTGAATGTTTCGCTAATTCCACCAGCTTGTAAACGTCTTCTGACCTTGTATCTGCTTGGTAGACATAGTGATTGATCCATGCTGGCATTCGCCAGCTATTCCAGTCTTTGTTCTCAGGGTCTTGTGCTTTGGTAAACAGCTCATAAAACCAGTTTTTGCCCTCGGGTGTGGAACTGTGAAAGGACCACCCTTGAAAGTCTGATAATGCGGGCCGAAGATATTTCGGCCAAATTGACCGCTTTAGTTTCGCTGCCTCTGCGAGCACAACGCCCGAAAGTGCTTCTCCCACAAGGCGATCCGGATATCTAGCGGATTTTGCGGAGCAAATAAATGTGCCGTCCCAAAGGACGATTTGCATATCTCCTGACTCAGGGTTGTTGTAGCTTCCCTTCTCTAAGGGAAGCTGAAGTTTTTTGCACATATTCCACAGAACACGGAATTCCTTTTCACTGTCCGAGTATTCGGGACCGACAATCCAAAACTCCCGCCGATGTCCCTTGTCTATCAACGTATTTGCGAGAGGTTTTGTGAAAAAGATTTCCGGCAGAATTTTCATCCCGCCCAGCCGTGACTTTCCGAAACGCCGTCCGGCAGCCACGACTTGATGGCGGGATTCGTCTTCGGCAATAACTAATTGACCCGCGTTAGGTTCCCATTGAACTAACGGATGGTCATATATTGCCCATTTGTCAAGTGCAGGAATGGAACTCAGCTCTCTTTCATAAGAAGGGCTTAGCCCTTGCGACCGCCTTTCTTAAGTGTGGCCGCCTTTTTTGAATTCTGTTGTCCCACAACGCCTTTGGTGTTAGGTTGCTGTGCGGCGTTTGGGGCCTGAGTTTTGTTGTTACTCTTCGACTTCCGCGTCATTTTTCTCTTCTTCTGTATCGGTGACCAGGGGTACTTCGTCCCCCTCTTTGGGGATGTCTGTATCGGGAGCTGAATCCTCCACTGCGACAGGTCTTTTCAACCGCCAGCGGCGACGGCGTTTTGTGGCCTTTTTAATTTCTTCTTGTAATTCCGCCTCGTCTTCCTCAGCTAGCAAATCCTCTGTGCCACTTGACATTTCGTCATCTTCTGAGGGTAGCGAAGTGTCTTCGAAATCGCTTAGGGTGGTGTCAGTATCGGTGCTTTCGTCCTCAATTTCAACTTCTGGTAATTCGTCCTCTGAAACCTCTTCTCCCACAACCTCTTCGTCTGGTGCGGGTTCGTCGTCTTCTTCTTCTGGCACAGTTTGGTCTGGAATCTCTTCTACCACATGGGAATTGAGAAGCAGATTGTTGAGGGACTTAGCCCGCCTGTCTAGCACCACTCCCAAATAACGCCCAAAAGTGTTGCGATTTTGGAGCGTGTGCAAAACGAATACAGGGTGTGCATTGACCCAATCACTAATGATTTCAACAGCTTTCGCGCGATCCTCCGCTGTGTATGGCATTGACACGCCATTCAATCGGATCGGCATTGTAACCTGAATTCCAAAGCCCAAATTTATATTGCACGACAACGTGACTGGTGAAACTACACGATTCAGAGTCGCCCGGTAGAGAAACATTGAAAACCCTTCTGAGAGTTAGTGTTTGGTGGGTTGTTTAGAGTGGACTCTGTGGGCTGCTAGACGAAAACGACCCGCGCTGTCGAGCGCCGTGAAAAAATGCAATTTGTGTTGAAAATAGTTGTCAGACTGAGGGATTCCCGGCAGGGGTCGAATCTGCCGGGTTCCCTCCCCATTTGAGTCGCCAACACCGCTAATTGTGGTCTGATTAGCGTCGGCGTTACCATGCGACAGGAATTCATGGTTTTGTGTGTTAGTTCTCAAAATGGGTTGCCTCCCAACAACTCTCATTATTTTTAGCTGCCCCCCACGAAATGCGCCATTGGTGGAACGTACTTTGCATCTTGTGGAAGTGTCTGTGTAACAAAGTCACTCGGACGATACCGCCGCCGTTGTGAAGCAGCACCAACACGCATGACCAAAAGATCGGTATTGTCTTTGTACCTTTGTATTGGGTTGAATTGGCGTGGCCGCTGGCCAACTTCACCTAATTTCATTCCATCCTCCGAAAACTGTTGGAATTCAACGCTTTTCGCAAGCTCTGGTCTGATCCTAGCAAAATTGGGTGGGTCTGTCTAGGGTCAGTTAGATGACCTCACTACCCCTATATATAGGGGATGGTGTGGTGTTTTGAGGCCACAATTTGTGGCTTGACCTGCGATTATGTGGTGAGATAGGCTGGATGAATCCCCTTGAGCGGCTTAGTGTTTGGCGCGGTTTGGGGAAAAGGGTCGAAACAAAGAGAGGGTTGAATTCTGTGTCTGATTTTGACGAATCTGACTTTGACGGGATGGATGGACAGGACAATGAAAATAGTTCGGAGATAAGACATTTCAGTTCTGCTAGACCTTTTGGTGAATTCGCTCAAAAATATGTGGACAATGGCTTTCAAAATGTGTTACCGCTGCCTTACAAGCAAAAAGCTCCGCCGCCTGTGGGTTTTACCGGCCACGGCGCTCCGGGCGTAACTTTGGCTGACTTGAGTGGGTGGTTG